GCTTCCTCGATTCCTGGGACCATCCCGTGGCCAAGCTGATTGTCGAAGCGCGCGAGACCAACAAGACCCACAGCACGTTCTTGCAGCCTTACCTCGACTTCAGCGCCAAGACAGGCAGAGTCCACCCACACGTGAACCAGATGCGCAACGACGAAGGCGGCACGATCACGGGCCGTCTGTCCATGAACAGCCCCAACCTCCAGCAAGTGCCCGCGCGCCACGAGATCATCGGGCCCATGGTGCGCTCACTCTTTCTGCCCGAAGAAGGGCAGATGTGGGCGGCCAACGACTTCTCCTCCCAAGAACCACGGCTCTTGGTGCACTACGCCACGCTCTTGGACCTGCCCGGTGCAGAGAAGATGGCCGATGCATATAGGGAAAATCCCGATACCGACTTCCACCAAATGATTGCCGATATGGCCGGGATCAAGCGAAAGCAAGCCAAAACCATTGGTCTGGGCCTGATGTACGGCATGGGCAAGGCAAAGCTGGCCCATGAGTTGGACCTGCCCGTGGAAGAGGCCAGCGAGTTGATTGGCACCTTTCATACCAAGGTGCCTTTCCTCAAGGGCACTGTGAACGCGGTCATGAAGCGGATCGAGCACCCAGCGTCTGGTGGGTCTATCAGGACGCTCCTGGGGCGCAAATGCCGCTTCCCGTTGTACGAGCCGGTGCAGTGGGGCGTGAACAAGGCGCTTCCCTACGAGCAGGCCATCGTGGAATACGGCCCAAGGGTCAAGCGCGCGGCCACCTACAAGGGCCTGAACAAGTTGATCCAGGGGTCAGCCGCCGACCAGACCAAAGCGGCCATGGTGGCTTTGCACAAAGCAGGGTTTCACTTGATGCTCCAGGTTCACGACGAGATCGCCCTGAGTGTCAACACGGCTGAGGAAGCACGCGAAGCGGCTCATATCATGGCAACCGCCGTTGACTTGGAAGTCCCGTCCCGGGTGGACGTGGAGATGGGCCCAAGCTGGGGTGAGGCCAAGTAAAGGTATGATTGAGGGGAAGCTTCTTGCAGTTGCTTCAGTCAGTCTCCTTTATAGGCTAGGGTAACTCCTAGCCTATTTTTTTGTTGCAAGCTTTAGAGATTTTCGATACACTGCAAGTCAGATCACAGAAAGGAGAGTCAATGACTTTAAAGAAACCAGGAAGAAACATTCCGCCCGTACAGCGTCTTAAGCCTTGGATGTCTGTTGCTATTCGCATGGAGACCTACGCCAAGCTAAGAGAAATGAGCGAGTTCTACGGCAGGGGTATGGGGGACCAGATGCAAGTCTTGGTAGACCCGGCGTTCGAGATTGCATTAAAAGCGGCCGAAGAACGAGAGGCCATCATCGAGAGTGGCGAAACACCCCCACCAAAACCCAAGCCAAAAGCTCGTCTTAAAAAATCCAAGAAAGCTGCCAAACATGTACAAGTCAAACGTCCAGTTGTCCGTAAATATCATCTTTGATAAGTTGCCTCCCATGGAGGTTGACGGCTCATGGCTCCCGGAGCAGGTGGAGATCAAATCCATCTATTTGGAAGCGACCTCTATTCGCAGCAAGAATGGACGTGGGCGCATCGACATCACACGTGCATTTAGCTTGGAGGACATCATAAACTTCGAGGACGAGATCGCAACACGGCAACTGTTGTTGCCTTTTGAGGAAACATAAATGATTGTCAACAGACTGATGCACGTGTCTCAAATGACACGTGACAAGGAACTGTCAGCCCTGCTGAAAGAAGCAGCGGAGTTGATAGATAACTTGCAGACATGGAAGATACGTTGGGCGGAAAGAGACCTGGCCTACCAACATCTGTATGAAGAGTACCGATTGGCTTGTGCACAACTCAATCCCACTCAGATTGATTCCATCCACACCATGTCAAAGTATAGGAAACTAAAAGAGGAGAACAAGCCATGAAGATTTCTCAAGTACGATTCGACGAGTTCATCGGCCCACGGTCCTTTGCCCAGGACGATAGTTGGTCGGCCACGGTCTGGCAACAGGCCTGGGAGGCCGCTCTCGAGGAGGCCGCAAAAAGATTCGATACAATGCCCACAACGGATAATTCTGGTGTATCATCCGCTCAATACTTAAGAAAGATGAAAGGAGAATAAAATGCCATTTAAGCCATTGCTTCGCGCATTCCCAAGTGTTCTCGTGAGAGACAGTAAGGGCATGTTGCTGAGAGATTATTTTGCGTCTGACGCCGCGAAGGGGCTATTGTCCGATCCCGACTGGAGACAGGACATGGACTTTGACGACACTGCTCGCGCCGCATACAAGATGGCCGACGCAATGTTGAGAGTGCGTGAAGAGAAACAAGAAGAAACTGTTCCGCCCGGCACACTGGTAGAGACAGGGAGCGAGGAATGAATTGCCCTGAGTGCGGCGCATGGACCACGATCAGCGAGACACGTAGCACGGTCATGCGCTACCGGCGCAGAAGAGAGTGCGGCAACGGACACAAATTCACGACTGAGGAAGTCGTGGTTTCACAAGAACAACTCACCTCAGAGTTGAATGGGCGCTTGAAGGCCTTTCGAGAGAAGGAGCCCAAAGGCAATCCCACAGAGAAGAGCAACTGCAATAACTAACCACAAAGGAGTTTCACATGAGTACCAAGATTTCCAATAAGTCCCAAAAGGTTTATGAGTTTTTCAGAAAAAATCCCAACGCAAGTGCTCCGCAGATAGCGGCCAAGCACAAGATGAGCATCTCCAACGTCTACAAGATGCGTGCCCGCGCCTTGGAAGACTTGAGGAATTTTGTCGCCCCTGAGATGCTGCCTATGCCCGAGGTCAAGTCCTCTTGGCAAAAGGTTGTTGAGGAGGTTGAGAGCGTGAGTGTTGACAAGACACTTGATGCGCGTGCAGAGATGTACGGCAAGTTCAAGGATGGTGCGGCGCTGATGCAGTCCATCAAGCGCACCTTGGCAGACCACGCGGCCAAGCATGGCAAGACCTTTGCCGATGACCAGTGGGAAGCTCTTGAGATGATCGTCCACAAGATCGGGCGCATTGTCAACGGCGACCCCGACGTCACCGACCATTGGGTGGACATTGCCGGCTACGCTACTTTGATCGCAGAGCGGTTAGAGGGGAATTCACGATGAGGCTTTTTTCCATAATCCTCCTGCTCGCCCTTGGAGCCTGCTCGTCGTCCCCTCCTCCCGCACCGGCCCCCGTGGTAATTCGGGACATGAATGCCGCCCCACGTCAGGATTTGCATGTGGATCGCGGTGTGCATGTGATGAACCGGGACGAACAGGTGGAAGCCATCAACGAGTGTCGCAAGAACAAGCTTCGCCCACGGGTGATCTACAGCAACACTTCCATCAACGGCAAGTACACGCCTGTTATTGTTGACGTGCTTTGTGTGGTGCCGTTCACCAACGACTTTTAGGTGAACCAAAGTGATCGAGGTCATTCGCGCCTACATGGGAATAGCCCGGGGCACCCATGGGGAGCGGTGGGTCAGGATCAAAGAGAGCACCGTCTACCGCTGTACAGAGTGTAAACAGGCCTGGGACTCACGGACCACGGCCCAGGGGCACGACTGTCCTGCGGTACAGAATAAACGGGGAAATGATGGATGAGGATACAAAGTTGGTCCTGCAAATGTGGCGTGTGCAAGTGATGGTCAATGATCACTTGCAGCGTCGTGTGGATGCATTAGAAAGAGAATTGGGGGATATATATGTGGCTCAACGTACTGACCTGGGCGGGGATTTTGTTCCTCGGCGGCGCACTGGTAGTGGCGGCAGGAGTGATCCTGATAGCAACGATTGATTTCTTACAGAATGGAGACAGAGAATGACTATCAAGCACAAGCGTCGCACCTTTAAAGAGGTGGCGGAACAAGGCTATGCCAAGGGCTGGAGCGATGGGCGTGAAGCTGCCCGCGTGGAATTTGAAGCAGCCTACAACCTGTTGTGCAAGCATACCAACGCCATGGAGTTGGAGGCGAGCCGGTTGCGCGAGAGCCTGGACAACATGTCAGCAGGCAGGCTTCTTTGGTCACGGCTCACGGGACTGTTCAAAGGAGTGCGTTATGACTGAATTCAACAAACCAACGCAAGAAGAAGACTGGGATGCGCGTGCTGAGAAGCAATTGGCGGCAATTAAGCGTTCCACGAAGGCAACCACTGAAGACGCATTGGTTCGCGCTGCGCATAAGGTGATGGCTGAGTTCAACGACACCGAGAGCCTGAGTAGCGTCAAGCAGGAAATAGTGCGTATGACGCAAGGCAGGGAAACCCTTTTGAATATGGATAGAAACAAAATCATCGAAGAAGTGGCACAGCATATTGAGAAGCTGACAGGTTTCGGTCAAGACACCGTCAGTTCGTTTGCAATCTACATCAGGGGGATGAAGAAATGATTGAGGACATCATGGACTTTTTAAAAATGATGGGGGTTGCAATTATTTCATTAATAGTTGCTACGCTTATTATTCTTGGTCTTTATGGGTTGTTTAAGGCGGTGTTCGGTTTAAACGAACAGGAAAAATCTGAAATGCGTGTACCTCGACTTATTTCCGAGTCTGATGGTTGCAGGGTCTACAAGTTTGTGGACGATGGGACGCACTACTTCACACGGTGCGGTGAGCAGGTAGACACCGTGCGTCACTACACAGAATCTTGTGGTAAGAACTGCACACGCAGACGCACTGAATCAATCGCAACGGAAGGAAACAAATGAACAACCCACCAGCATTTCCAACAGGCACAGGGGTTACGCCATACAACCCCGGCATGACCTTGCGTGACTACATGGCGGCAAAGGCTATGCAAGCCCAACTTTCTTTACCAGAAACTTTACTTGCCATTAGCAAAAAACAAATAACCGCTGACCAAGTTTGTGGAAGTTGTTATGGATGGGCAGACGCAATGCTGAAAGCGAGGGAAGCATGACATTCCAAGAATGGGTCAAAGCATTGCCCGAAAAAGAGCGATACAAGTTTTTTGAGGCAATGATCGCAGTGAGTGAAGCTGGGCGTAAGGCGGGCGTATCTCCTCAAGAATGGGCGCGGACGTATGTTGATGTTCACAATGAAGTACACCAACAGCTCAAGGAGAAGAACACATGACACAAGATGAAATCATTGAGATGTACCTACAAGTCTCAAAAAAATTATGTAATGACACAGAATGGTGTTGGGCGGGTGTTGGTGAACCTTTGCAGATGTTTGCCAAACTGGTAGCCGACAAAGCCATTGCAGAGTTGGAAAGCCAAGAAAGTAATCCAATTAAAGATGGTTGGAAGTTGTCTGTTGCAAATGGGCATTCAGGCTATGGTGTGTATGCACACATGGATGATTATCCAGAAGAAGGGGCGTTTCTTTTGTTACCCATCAAAGAAGCCTTGGCACAGCCAAAGCCTGTGGCTGAATTGATTTATAGGAGCGAGGGTTCTGCGGGGCCACCCCGAAGGTTTGAAGCACAGCAAGAGCAAGAACCTGTGGCAATCGTTACTGGCGATGCGTGGGAAACAGATATTCGTTTTCTTCCCGAAGGCATGGCCTTGCCGCCAGACACCAAGCTCTACACCCACCCACAGCGCACATGGGTGGGGCTGACTGATGAAGATTGGAAAGAAATTGAAGACATGCCCGATACCTTTGACCAAGGGGTAGCGTGGGCGCAGAGAAGACTTAGGGAGAAGAACACATGATCTTGACAATGATAGGCGGGTGGACATACAAAGACATTAAAGACATGGAAGACAACCGTGAGCCAGAGCGTTTTCAAGTCACTGGCAATACTGTGCGGGTCAAGTACAGAAGCAAAGATGACATGAGCGGTTGGTATAAACATCCGCGTGAAGACCAGCTCAGGGAACTCAACACATGATTGACCGACTCATTCTCAG